ATTGCAGCATGTTCTAAATTTAAATTATGGATGGAAACAGGTAAGATTAAACTTTGCAGTAAAAGTTTAATAAGTGAATTAAAAACATTTGTGGCACATGGTGTAAGTTATCAAGGTAAAGTTGGTGAAACTGATGACCTTGTTATGGCAACTTTGTTAGCGGTTCGTATGATATTACATTTACGTCAATATGATAGTAGAATAAGTGATGGATTGGCAATGGATGCTGCAGATATAATTCCTCCAATGCCTTTTGTTATGTTATAAGGCATAAATAATCCTATGACCGATATTAACCAAGCAGCAAGTGACCTATTTTTTAAATTAAGAAATCGTTTCCCTAAGATAAAACTTACGGATGAAAACGGCACACAAACTGTTGATCCAGACGAAGGCAGATTTTTTAATTTTACATACACAGATAAAATAAGTGGCCGTGAATATGGTGATATTAACTGCAGTCTGGTTGATGGTGGCAGTCTTAAGGTATTTTTTGACACAGCAATTACAGAACGAATGCTGCCAGAAGATAAAGATTATTGGTACAATTTTTTAAAAGAACTTCGTCGCTTAGCAAAAAGTCATATGCTTAACTTTGATGTACGTGATATTACCAAGGATACACTCAGTAAGCGAGATTATGAATATATGATTAAACTTAACCCAGAGAAAAAAAATATGAAAGAATCGCTAGAAGAAAGCCGTGTACTATGGCAGCGAAAAGGCAAGGTTAGTGAAGGCAACCTTAACAATGTTCGCATTCATGTAGTTCATAATGAACGCATGTTAGAAAACCCAAACAATCGTTTACTAAAAGTAGACCGCATTTATTTGGTAAATGAAAACGGTGAAAAATTCCTTCTTCCATTTAAGAGTGTAAGTGGCGCAAAGGCAATGGCAAATCACGTGTCACGTGGTGGTAATCCTTATGATTCTAATGGTCAAGTCATTGGTCGTGCTGTTGCTGAAATGCGTAATCTAAGTCGCTTTACTAGCGTGACTCGTAATCGTACATTTGAAAGCAGTGAAGCAGGCGATGTTATTACTGCTGCACAGCAAATGAAAGAAAGTATTAAGCGTCACTTAAGTCGTTTGAGTAATAATAGTCGTAGTTTTAGTGAAAGTCTTGAAGAACTAGCAGGGTTAATTAGTGAACAATCAGACGATTTAAGTGAAGTCAAGGGTTGGTTTACACAACAAACATATAATGAAAATCTAGATAATTATCTCGCCAGTGCTGCTGGTGCATATCGCAAATTAAAGGAAAATGCAATGAATGGCATTAGTGAAGCTGCTGGCAGCGTTGAAAAGAAAATTCTTGATCCTGATTTTAAATTAGTTTTGAAAGCAGACAGTGGTCTTGATAAACTTATGACAACACGTCAATATACAAATACAACTGCAATGTTGACCGCTATTCTCGGTGATATCGCTAATCGTTTGGTGACAAAAGATGGCGATGATGTTGCTAATTTTGCTGCTCTTATGGGTGACCTTGTAAGCAGTGAAGGCGAGGCATTTGGCCAAAAAAATGAACCAGAATACAATCGTGATAAAAAACTTGCTATTGTGTTGGCACAGAAATACTTAAAAGAACTTAATTTAATTAAGCACAATCCAGAATTAGAAAGCGAATATCGTGTTGATATAAATCGTAAGTCTTCAAAGAAAGAAAGTATCAAAACAGAAGCAGATATATTTGCAGAAGAAATTATGGGTCTCGGTGAAGAAAATCACGGTGCAAGCGTAGAAGATATTACTGATGCAATCAGTAATCGTCTTATGAGAAGTGGTGCAGCTAACAAGATGCTACGTGCACATGGATTAGATAAAGTTATTGATGCTATCAGTGATGTTGCACATAGTCACGTAGGTGCAGAAGAACTTGGCACTAGTGATATTAGTGCTATGGTAAATCAAGTTATGCAATCACTTGGTATGCGTGAAGGTGTAAATGAAGGACCAATGACAGCACCTGTTGAAATCAATGGTAAGCAGGTTGATATTCATTCATTAGAAGTTGTTATCCCCGATACAACAGATTATCCAGATTTCAGTGATGCACATTTTGCAAGTGGTCAATATACAGATGGCACACCAATTGATGATCAAGACCTTGATGATTTGGGTAGAACTCACGGTGACTTACTTCACGTAATGTCTCATGATCAGTTTAATAGCATGGATTATAACGAAGATGTTAACGAAGCTAGCATCAGTCGTGGAGGAAAACTTGGTCTTGCTGCATTGGCTACTGGTTTAGGTATAACAGGTGGTGCTGCCTTGAGCAACTTAAGTGGTATGGCAAGTGGTGGAATGGGAGATGTTGTTCCTTATATGGTTAAAGCAAATCCACATGGTGGTTATGAAGTTGTACTAAAGCGTAATCCAGAACACGAACTTGTAAACTTTGATGACAAAGAACAAGCAATGGCTTGGATTAAACAAAAAATGCAACCAAAAACAAAAACTGATCCTTTTGAAGATGCCGTAAATGAAGAACCAAACGAAGGCAATGAGTTCAGTGGAGCATTGGCTGCTGCAAAGGCTGCTGGCAAGAAAGAATTTGAAGTAGACGGCAAAACCTATCAAGTCAAAGAAGGCGGTTCAGCCGACAAACCAGAACATGAAGATTCAGACGCTGATGATAAGCGTTGGGATGACAAAGAAGAAAAAGTAGAGGAAACCAAAATGAGTAAAGAAGTAATGGAAATGCGTAAATTGGCAGGTTTGCCTCTAATGGAAAACTATATCTACGCACAAGAAGAAGATAAGAGCGAAGATGAAGAAAATGCTCCTGACACTGTTCCACATAAGGCAGATGAGCCAAGTGCTGATGATAAGGCAGAATATGATCAAGAAGGTCGTATGGCTAAGAGCGATTTGAAAACTGCAAAGGATGCAGCAGATGAACTTCGTTCAATTCTTGATGATGATGAAAACCTACCAGAATGGGTTCAAGCTAAAATTACAAAGGCTGTTGATTATCTAGATACTGCTCGTGATTATATGAAAGATAACGATGTTGAGTATACTGATGAAACAGTAGAAGAAGCAAAGAAAGCAAAGCCAGATTATCTTGACTTTGACAAGGATGGTGACAAGAAAGAGTCAATGAAGAAAGCACTCGCTGACAAGAAGAAGATGAAAGAAAGTGCTGATCTAACTTGGCTTCAAGCAGTTGCAGGAATTAAAAGCAAATGAGTAATTTAGAGGATATTAAACGTTTGGCAGGTTTACAAGAAACAGAAGTTGTTAGTGAAGCAGCAGTGCGAACTATTGATGACGCTATTGCTGCACTTTCAAATCTTCGTCAACGTGCAAAAGAAATGCAAGTAAACCATGTGAATACTGGCGGTCTTTCTAATGACGTTGTAGAAGATTTATATCCTATAATTTTATTTTTAGAACAATATAAGGCAACTACAAGATGAATTATGATTTAGCATGGCTCCAAGATTGGGCATCTAAACAAGTATATACAGATAGCGGAAGCGCAAGTTGGTTGGTGGTAAGTCAGGTTTGTCCTAACTTTCCTAACCACGCTATCAACATTGGTCCAACAGATGACGGACGTTATCAGGTAACACTAACTGGTCCAATTATCAACGGCGATACGGTTTATATTAATCCAGCACAATGAAAACGCCACTACTCACGGATATAGAAGCATATCCTCAATATCCGTGGGCAAGATGGGTTTATAATAAATTATTGCTATCACAGGCGCTTGGATATGAGTGCGCCCCTCACGGCATCCTACCTAAAAAATATCCAGTATTTTCTAAACCAATAATGAATTTAGAAGGCATGGCACTTGGCAGCCGTGTTTGGAATAGTGCAGATGATGCAGAGTATATTGCTGGTCATTTTTGGATGCCATATTTTACTGGTGAACATTGTTCTTATGACATTCAATTATTGGGCGGTGAAGTAATACATTGTAAAAAAGCTATAGCGCGTTATAGTAAGGATAATAAAGTAATTGAACATTGGCTTATTGCCAACGGTGATTTAGACGAAGCCCAATCTTTATGGAAGAACCTGTTACCAGAATTTACAGGTTTCGTAAACTTTGAAACAATGGGCGGTAATATATTTGAAGTTCATTTACGTTGGGCGGCAGAATGGTATGATTGGTATAATAATGGAATGTTATTGTTCTATAGTGTGCCAGTGTGGTGGGAAACACTACCAGAATCATTTAATATTGACATAGATCGTCCAGAAACAGTTTTAATAAAAGATGTTAGTAAAGATGTTACTAATAACAGCTTGCAGTATAAACGCAGTCATATAATATTAAGTGAGTCTCTGATAATGGCAAGACGTGCCCGCGATGAAATTATTCAATTAAATTCTAAAAAATAATTTGACATTCATTTGCATTTGAAGTATAAATAGATATATGCAGTAGAGAGAGTTCTATTGTATATGGCACATAAGGCATTGAAAGGAAAACATTATGGCTTCATTGGCAGAAATCCGTGCGAAACTCGCACAACAAGAATCCCGCAACAGCGGAAGTAATAGCGGCGGCGGTCGTGATAACGCAATTTACCCCCATTGGGATATTCCAGAAAGTTCAACAACACGTATCAGGTTCTTGCCTGATGGCGATGCAAAGAATGACTTTTTCTGGGTTGAACGTGCAATGATCCGCTTGCCCTTCGCAGGCGTAAAGGGTCAGATGAACAGCAAACCCGTGACTGTTCAGGTTCCTTGTATGGAAATGTGGAACGAAACTTGTTCCATTCTTACAGAGGTTCGCACATGGTTCAAGGACAAAAGCCTTGAAGAAATGGGTCGCAAGTATTGGAAGAAACGTTCGTATCTTTTCCAAGGCTTCGTCCGTGATAATCCACTTACCGAAGACAGCACTCCTGAGAATCCAATTCGTAGGTTTGTAATTAGCCCAAGCATTTATCCTTTGATCATTGCTGCATTGAAAGACCCTGATATTGAAGAACTACCGACAGACTATGATCGTGGTCTGGACTTTAGTGTCACTAAAACTAGCAAGGGACAGTATGCAGACTATGCTACCAGTAAGTGGGCACGTAAAGAATCAGCACTCACTCAAACAGAACGTGCGGCAATTGATGCCTATGGTCTGTTTGACTTGAAGAGTTTCCTTCCAAAGAAGCCAGGCGATACTGAAATGAAGATCATCAAGGAGATGTTTGAAGCATCTGTTGATGGTGCTACCTATGATGAAAATCGTTGGGGTCAGTATTATAAGCCAAGTGGTTTGGGAAACAGCAATAGCGATGCTGATGATGTTCCTTCTGCAAAGCCAACAGTAGCTTATAGTCGTCCTACGGCAGTTCAAGAGGATGATGTTCCTTTTGATACCGATGATACGCAAGTTGCCAGTGCACCTGTTAGCACTGCGCCAAAGAGTGGCGGTGACAGCAACCAACGTGCTGCAGAAATTCTCAGCATGATTCGCAATCGCAAAACTGCTGAATAATAGCACTATTCGGGACAGGATTATTGACAATCCTGTCCCATTTTTATATAATATATTATATAACCATTTGATATAGATAAATAACTGTATGGAACGGTTAAAAATATGAATGAATTTTATGTTTATCAATATTTGCGAGAAGATGGAACACCTTACTATATCGGAAAGGGAAAAAATAAAAGAATTTTTGAAAACCACGGAAAAATTGCTGTTCCGAAAAACCCACTTTATATTCAAATTATTAAAGAAAATATTTCTGAAAGTGAAGCATTTGTATTAGAAATAGAATTAATTAAAAAATATGGAAGAAAAGATAATGGAACAGGAATACTTCATAATAAAACTGATGGCGGCGAGGGGTTATCTAATCCAAGTCAAGAAACAAGAGAAAAAATGAAAATTAATAATTCGTTGGGCATTACTGGTATGTTAAACAGAACGCACACAGATGATACTAGAAAAAAAATGAGTGCGTCGGCCAAAAAACGTGGTTTTACGAAAGAACAAAGAGAGAAAATTGCTGAATCTTTGAAAGGCAGAAAAGAAAAACCAGAAGTTGGAATATTAAGAGGGAAAGCCATAAGTGCTGCAAAAAAAGGAAAAACAAATGGTCGTGAAGGAACTCATCATTCTGATGAAACTAAGAAAAAAATAGCAGCACAAAAAGGATGGAAACATTCTGATGAAACAAGATTGAAGATGAAAAAATATTGGAAAAAAAAGAAAGAAGAAAAAAATAATGAAACCATTTGATATTGCACGTTTTAGAAAAGATTTAACAAAAGCAATTCCAGGCATGAGCGTTGGTTATAATGATCCAACTGATTGGGTATCAACAGGCAATTATACTCTTAACTACCGTATCAGTGGTGATTTTAACAAGGGCATTCCACTTGGCAAGGTAACGGTATTTGCTGGAGAAAGTGGTGCTGGTAAGAGTTATATTTGCAGTGGAAATATTGTTAAGAATGCACAAGATCAAGGCATCTATGTTATCCTTATTGATACTGAAAATGCACTTGATGAAGATTGGTTAAAAGCACTTGGTGTTAGAACCGATGAAGACCATCTTCTTAAACTTAATATGGCAATGATTGATGACGTTGCTAAAACAATTACAAATTTCATGGATCATTACAAGGCAATGGCAGAAGAAGCGCGTCCAAAGGTTCTATTTGTAATTGACTCTCTTGGTATGTTGCTTACTCCAACCGATGTTAATCAGTTTGAATCAGGTGATTTGAAGGGTGACATGGGTCGCAAACCAAAGGCATTGACTGCCCTAGTTCGTAACTGTGTTAATATGTTTGGTTCTTATAACATTGGCATGGTTGCAACTAACCATACCTATGCTTCGCAAGATATGTTTGATCCAGATGATAAGATTAGTGGTGGACAAGGATTTGTGTACGCTTCTTCTATTGTGGTTGCTATGCGCAAATTGAAATTGAAGGAAGATGAAGATGGCAACAAGACATCGGAAGTAAATGGTAT